GGATATTCTCGAGAAAGCTATGTCCGGCAGGGGTCAATTCCCGGATGTTGACACGGTACTGTTCAGGGTGAGAACCGGGGCAAAGAGCGATAAGCCCAGCTTCGGCGCAGTATTTCACGGAATAAAGAATATCATCATTGTCGAATTTAGCTTCAAGCTCAACTTGATAAGTGGGCGGATCAATGGGTTCTTCACCAAGCATATCAAGAATATCAGCCCGTGCATAACGAATGAAGTAGCAGTAGTGGTCAAAATCTGTGTGTTCTTCAACGCAGAGCATAACAGCCCGCACACAATCCATGTTCAGCTTCATACAAACTGTCCTTTCAACATCATAAGCCCGTCAGGTCATGGACCCGACGGGCTTTTTGGATTTCGTGATTACTTTTTGTTCGGATTCTCAGAATCAGGCGGGGCGTTGCGCTTGAGGATGATCTGCGGAGCATCGGGGGCGGCTCCCTGCTCTTTGGCGTACCGGGCGATTTCATCCGGCAGCCCGACAGGGAAACCGTTCTCGTCAAGTGGTCCATCGTACCCGGTGAAGTCCACGATATGCACGGCGGGCGGCTCGGGAATCAGCTTGTAGTATCTGCCGTCCTCGTAGTTCTGATCCGTGACCCGGTTCCAGTAGCCAATGTCGCCGTGCTCTTCCTGGGCGGCCTCCATTGCGTCCTTGGCCTGTTCTTCGGTCAATCCGTCGAAGGTCAGGCGGGAGCCGTCT